TCAGAGATTAAAACAGTAAAAGTAACCTAAAAAAGTAACCTTAATACTCTTAAATATTATTATATAGGCGTTTCTGAGGGTTACGAACGGTTACTTTTTTGAATCTTATGAATTTTCAGAAACTTTCTTATCCCTTGATAGGAGTGGATTTACACGTATTTTAAAAAAGTTACTTTTTTGGTTACAAATGCGATTTTGGGTCGATTTTTGTAACCGTGGCTATGAGTTTACTTGTTCGTTATTTTTATGTTCGGTGAATTTTGGTTAAAAAATGTAACCCTAAAAATTTTATATGTTTAGTGAATAGATATTATCAGCTCTTTTGTTGTGACACAATTTATGGTATAATAATAATATCTTTAAAAGAAAGGATAGATTTCATGGAGAAAATACTCCTTATAACGGAAAAACCTGATGCGGCAAATAACTTTGCGATTGCACTTGGTGGTACCAATGGGACGTTTAGCGGGTATTCTTATTCAATTATTTCCTTATCTGGTCATATTTTGAAAATGCCTTATCCTGATGAATTGGCTCACCCTGAGTATAAACAAATCGTAGGTAAGTTTGCAGATACGGATGGTATACCATGGTCACCTATGTATTTTGACTTTTCTAAACGTGTGATTAGTCCCAATAGGAATGGAGATACTCATATTAATGAACGTCGTGTTAAAAACATTAGTAATTACTTGAATAATGGTTATATTCCTGTTATTGCTACTGACCAAGATGATTCCTATGAAGGGGATGGTATTGTATGGGAAATTCTTGATTATTTAAACTATAAGGGTAAAGTTTATCGTGAATATCATGAAGATGAAGTTCCTGATGCAATTAGAGATGCGATTAGTAACATGAAAATTGTTGATCGTACAGATGTCGGTTATATTCTCTCTCGTTTACGTTCATCTCTTGATTATATGACCATGCAAGAAACTCGTGTTGCATCTAAATGTGTTCGTGATGAAGGTTATGACCCTGGTACTCATGTTCCAGCAGGTCGGTTACAATCCGTTGTATTAAACAAAGTTGGTTCACAAATTGATGCGATTAATGCGTATGTCCCATCTTCAAGATTTGAACCACGCTATCAACTTGATGAATTACTTTTATCAAATCCTGATATTGAATCATTTCAATCAATGGATGATTGGGACCCTAAAGGGTTACCTAAAACTGTAAAAGTTAAAGAGATTAAACAAACACCTGGTACAACTAAACCACCTAAACCTTTAACCTTTACCGAGCTTAATAAAATAATGGCTTCTAATGGTTACTCGTTGAAATATGCTCAAAAATTAGCGGATACACTTTATCATGCACACATTATTTCGTACCCTCGTTCACCTGAATCGACTGTTAAACCTAAACAGTTTTCTCGATTATTGACTAATTTACATACAATATTAGATTTATTATCATTACCTTCTGCTGCGTTCACACATTTAGCGCCTCGGTCGTCACATGTATCCCCTGTTGGGTCACATGGGGCACTTCATCCTGGTGCTGAAATTCCAGAATCACTTGAATGGTTAGATCAAACGTATGGTAAAGGTGCGAGTCTGATTTATAAAGTGATTGCAAATCGTGCTGTTATGATGTTTCTTGAAGATACAGAATGGATTCGTCATACATATGAAACGGTTGGTACACCTGTTCCTTTCCGAGGTTCAGTTCGTATTATTACAAAACAAGGTGTGACAAATCCTGAAGATGACAAATCGGATATTATTTCTCGATTACCAAATCTATCAAACGATGCAGAACTTATTCCATATGAAATTAAGTCACGTAGACCAAAAACACCTACCATTTCATGGTTGCTTGATGTATTGGATAAAGAAGGTGTTGGTACGGAAGCTACTCGTCCACAAACGGTAGCGCGTATGATTGGTGATACACCTGATTATCCTATTGTGAAATCTAAAACTAATGAATCACTTACATTATCACCTTTAGGTCTTGTTGGATATGAGTTTGCTAAATTAGTATTTTTGGGTGATTCTGAATCAACACGTTATATTCAACAAAAAATGAAAGATGTTGCTAATGGAGCTGAACAACCTGCTAATGTTATGCTTTCATTTGTTGATATTATTAAACGTGATGTTGAAATTATGAGAGCTGCTGATATTAGTTTTGGTCATATTGGATTGGAGAAAAAAATGGATAAAAAAATAGTTGAAGGTATGTGGAATGGTAATTTCATTCGATATAATGGTATTTTTAGAGGTTATGAGTTTTCTGATGAAGAAAATGATAAACTGTTATCGGGTGAAAGTATTACCATTACCATTCCTGGTAATAATGGACAATCACCACAAACTGTAACAGGATTGTTACGTGAAAATGAATTTGAAGGTAGACCCTATGTCGGATTTACTGTTACTGGTCAAGTAGGATATGCTTTTGGTGTATGGAAGAATACCCCTATCAAATTTAAAAGTTCGTTTTGGGGTAGAGATTTCACACAAGATGAAATTGATAAATTACTCGCTGATGAACGGATTCAATTCACAATTACAAATGAAAATGGTGTATCAAACATTCGTGGAAAATTAGAAGTACAAACATTTGATGCACCACAACCTGATGGAAGTAAAAAAGAAATCAAGTTTGTTGGATTTAAACCTGAATTTTTACCACAAGAGTGTGAAGATCATGTAGTTGGTGAATGGAAAGGTAAGATGGTGTCATATCGTAATAGTTTCATGGACCATGTCTTTACTGATGATGAAAATCGTCGATTACAAGCTGGAGATATGATTCAGTTTGAGACACATAAGGATACTGATAAAGGCCATCAAACATATAACGTTGAAGGTAAATTGATGAATCAATCCTTTACCAAACAGGAAGATGGTCAAACGAAAACAATTAAGTATGTTGGATTTAAAGCTAATTTTATTCCTGATAAACGAGAAGGTTACGTTGTGGGTCGATTTAAAGGATGGATGATTTCATACAAAGACTCTTATATGGGTCATACCTTTAGTGATGATGAAAATCGTAGACTATTAAACGGTGAAACTATTATGTTTACAGGCATGTCGTCTGATGGTGTTACCAAAACTATTTCAGGTTGTCTTGAATCTGAAATTGGAACAAATGGTAGAGAATATATTAAGTTTAAACGACTATTTAGTGATGCTATCAATAAATGGGGATAAGTTATAAGTGACCAATTATGGTCACTTTTTTGTGTCTTGACAATATGTGACACAATGTGCTACAATAATAGTATATAAGAAAGGACGATATTATTATGACAGTATTACCGAAACGGATGGATACCACTATTCATTTTCGTACGACAAGTGAGTTAAAAGATGCCGTACAGAAGAGAGCCGAAGAAAAACATTTATCACCTAGTGCATTTTTAAATCAATTATTACATCGACATTTACTTGATGATTCATATAATGAATAAGGGGGTGTTAACATATGAAATTTATGAAACGAACTTATTCTTCTGAATTATTTCTTGCAATGGATACCCCTTTGAAACGTAAAATAATTAGGAAATATGGGTATATTACTGATAATTATTTTCGTGATTGTTTTTTATCAGCTTTAGGATTTATTACATTGGTTCTTTTTGGATTTATGTTAGGATTTATTCTAGGAATCGATCATGGTGCAACAATAACCATTCTGTTTCAAACTATTTTTGTATATGTAAATATTAAAATATGGTTGTTCATTGATAAATGGTTTAAACAACTATCATTCAGTATTTGGATGGATGACTTCGATAAATTATCAGGTGATGAAAAAGTACAATTAGCACGTAAATTAAATTTAAACATTAATCATGTTCCTATTACTGTTAGACGAGTTAGAAAGAAATTATATGGCAATCAAAATACAAAAAATTTCACCAGAAAAAGACCACCAATTTGATAATGATACGTATAACACTTCTACATTAATGTTTCATCTTTGGCGTTATTTTGTAAATACAATGTATTGTTTAAATGGATTATTAACAATTGGATGTGTTACCTTTTTAACGGTTATGTATGTGAAGTTACCTAGTTCTTCATCACATGTGATGCCACGAATTATTAATTTATTTTTTCAATATAAAACATTTCAAGTATCATCACTTGTTGCAATGATTAGTTTGTGTATCTTTTTATTTTTTATCGGTATGCGATTAATTATTTCAGGTATAAAATCAGAACGGACGTAATATTAAAACACTCAAATGGGTGTTTTTTTGTGCATTAAAACCATAATTTTTAACTGTAAATATTAAAAAAAATAGCTTATTTTTGCACACGTCTTATCGCCTTTAATTTTAAGGCTTTATAGCTACTTTCATGTTAATTCTTCCTTATGCTCTTACCACCACCTAACCTCCCACTATATCCCACTGTGCAATACTACCTTACACTACTAACCACAGACTACTGATTACACTATCCAATACCTCACGCACACTAAAATATTACACGTTATAATACCTTTTATAAATCATCTATAATTCCACTATAATTCCTCTACGGTTCATTTATTTAGAATCATACCCCTGTTAGATTTTGACTGCTTAATGATTATACTTTTCTACTTGAGTTGCGTATTAGGACTGAAACTAAAATTAAAAAAACGAGTCCTTAATCCTTGATATTACAAGGTTTTTGACCTATTCATTTTACACGACGATACCTCCATCATTTAAGTAGTATACTTGATAAGTTAACTACTATTCTTTCTACGAGTAATACATTTGATCCCAAACGTAACACACTTGAATGATCGTACGTTATCATAGCACACCCAAATGTACTACCATAATGTACGGATTATATACCCATCCGTAATGTATCGTATATATGTCCCACCAAAATGTACTGTATCTATGTCTCGCTACTATACCTCACATACATACCCTGGATAGATACAATGAGTACATGTCACGCATAGATATTCCGTATACATATTACGTTCAAATATCAGGTACTAATACCTTGTATACATATATCGTACCAATACCTCGTATATATACCTCGGTACAATACATGGGTAATATATATTGGTAGCATATTACGCTCTAATATATCCCCCTAATATCTTGACACAATATTCATACATAATATCATGACCATATATACCACCGCAATATCTACACAAAATATCATGACAATATGTAATGGTATTATCTGACGAGTGAATATCATGGGATTATCTAATGGGTAAATGGTATGGGTAAATGTGATGGGTAAATGTGAGTGTTAAATGTATGTACTGAATATCCTGGTAACATGTACGTGTATGATACACTGATAGTATACTCTGATAGAGTACCCTGATAGAATACCCTGATAGAATACCATGTAACCTATTGACACCTGTGGCACAATGTGTTACAATTAAATTAGTAAAAGAATGAGTAAAGGACGTATTAGTTATTATGGCAACAAAGCATGAGATTTATATTACAGTATCGACCACGTATGGTCTTGCCAAACGATTACAGCAAGAGAATTATCCCTTTAACCAGTTATTTGGTCATTTTATTGACCAGGTCGCTTTATTAGCAGAACACTTAGGATATGACTTACCTACTACTTTGGGATATATCGAACGCTCAACGTGTTACAATATGGAACCCACCTTTGGTAGTACCCGTAGTAAGGAAAATTTTCAAGCTCGTATTAGTGTAAAAAGTGACTACTTGACGAACCTCTATGAGAATTCACCTTATAACCATAAAACCAGTATGTCCTTGTTATTTCGTACGTTGATTTCAATGGCTCGTATTTACGGTACCTCCATGGTTCAACTCTCTTATTTGGTGAGAAGTTTAAATGAAGGTGACTTAAGTATGAAACCCCGTAAGTCCTCCCCAAAAAAAACTAAACCGAAACGTAAGAGTACAAAAGAACTTGAGAAACGACCTGTTATTAAACGTACTACTCCAAAAGTAGATACTGTTGTAGATGAATCTGTAGCACCTATTGTAGAGATGATTGAAGAACCTAAGGTATCGACGGTTGTAACACCTAAGGTAGAGAAAATAGTAGAACCTGTTGTAGATGTACCCGTTGTAGAACCAGTTGTAGAACCTGTTGTTGAACCATCGGTAAAATCTCGAGATCCTCAGTTGGACCGAGCAACAGCTTTATTGAACAAAGCCAAGTCATTAACGGAAGGTAGCAGCGTCGGTAAGACTGTAACGACTAATCCCCATCTCGGCGATTTCTTTTAGCCAACTGCCACCCAAAGATGAAGCTGAAAATATACAATAACATTCGCATTGTACGTACCTCCTTTACCCGACCCCTTTGTGTGAGGGGTTTTTATTTTAGTGATAAAATAATTTAATTTGCAAATCAAACTAATTTTCGAACAAATACGACATTAAGTACATCTACAAACAGAGATGTAGCTTGTTCCCATGCTGCGAATTTGTTGTCAGCGTATACAGTTGGGTTTCCATTGTGTGATGTGATGACTTCATAGACGTTCATAGTTCGAATCCTTTCTTTTTGTGCTTTTTTTTGCGTGTGTATGCTTTTCCATTTTTTGTTTGTGATGCTCCACGACGTTTCATTTTCAGGTGCTCCTGAAGTTCCTCTTTTGTCATAGGCAACTCATGATGCTGTTTAGGTTGAATAACAATGTGCATAAAATTGCCTCCTTTTGTTTCTATTTAAAAAATTCAAGGATGGAAGGGGTATGGGTGGGAGAATGAAGTTCTACCCCCAAGAGGAACGGAAAAGTCGTTGAGACTTTTCCGAAAAAAAGGTTATAGCCCGCCCAACTATAACCGATCAACTAACTTTTCTTACTCAATAAGAAAACAGAAAGTGACGTTTATGCAAGTCACGCTTGCACGCGCTTCTTTACGGCTTTTTTTCATGTATGCGCACATACAGGTCTGGTTGCTGACCGCAGGGTAATCCTGGGGTGATTGACTGTAGAATCACCGCTTTTTTGTATCGATAATAATTTACGGAGGTGGCAGGTAAACTATTAATCAACCCTGGCCCTATCAGGATAGTGAGTACAATGACACGTGATGCTCGAAGCTGAACGCAGTAATTAGATGAACGCAAAACGAGGTACGTGCGGTATCACTATTGACGTAAACTACAACCTTTACTTTTCTAAGTTGAACAGTTTGATACTGAACGCTTAGATCTATGGTGGTTACGTCGGGGCAAATTTAGGAGGTTCATAATCACGTAGGCAGTACGTGTTTCACCGACCGTGGCTTAGTCGGCTAAAGGTAGAAAGGGAATCCAACCCTAATCTCATTTTGAGAGTCCGCCAGACCTACCAAATTTAGGAGAAATGTGGTCACGCAAGTGGAACGCGCTTCACCGACGGTGGGGTGTCGGCTAAAGATAGAAAGGGAATCCAACCCTAATCTCATGTTGAGAGTCATGCAGACCTACCATTAACAGTTTAGATTTGAGGAGCTTCTTCAAGAAGTCCTGCGAAATCAGCTGCATCGATTTGGTTTGCTTGAGCAGCTTTAACAGCAGCAAGACGACGTGCTTCTTTTTCTTCTTCTGGAAGGTCAGCGTATGCTTGAGCTTGTGTGATTGCAGTGATTGCATAGTTTGAAGCTACGAATTCAGCGTGTGCGTACAATTCTTCAACTGAAGCACCTTTCACCAATTTACTTGTTTTTGGTTGACCATTTTCAGGGTCTACACCTGTGAAATTAGGTACCAACTTAGATTGACGACGTTTACCATCAGCAAGACGAGTGTATTCCATTACGATTGACCCGTTGTCTTGAGTGAGTTTAAGATCTGAGATGAATTTGTTTGACATGTGTATGTCCTCCTTGTGTTTTTTAAAGAAATTCAGGAGTGAAGAGGGGTGTGGGGAGAAGGGCTTGTCCTTCTCCCTAAGTAGGGGAAAAGTCGTTGAGACTTTTCCTAAAAAAAGAAGGGTGTCTGAGACACCTCTTCTATTAGATTTGAGGAGCTTCTTCAAGAAGTCCTGCGAAATCAGCCGCATCGATTTGATTTGCTTGAGCAGCTTTAACAGCATCAAGACGACGTGCTTCTTTTTCTTCTTCTGGAAGGTCAGCATATGCTTGAGCTTGTGTGATTGCAGTGATTGCATAGTTTGAAGCTACGAATTCAGCGTGTGCATACAATTCTTCAACTGAAGCACCTTTCACCAATTTGCTTGTTTTTGGTTGTCCATTTTCAGGGTCTACACCTGTGAAATTAGGTACCAACTTAGATTGACGACGTTTACCATCAGCAAGACGAGTGTA